ACTACCTCTTGCAACATTCTGGATGTTGACCTTATGCCTGGTTCCCGCACGCATTAAAGCAATGTAGTAGTCCTGCAAAATTGGGCATCCCGAAGTCGCCATGAGCCCACAGTGTCCGACACCGTAACTCCACTTCCCAACATCATGGCCTTTCACATTACCGACATAGAAGCCGTCCTGGCGAATCACCTTCCAAGGATCCCGTATCATGCGGTAGCCATCTGGGAATAACACCGGCTTGCTTTGGCAAAACTCAACCTGCTCGATGATGTACACTGGTTTTTCAACCTTCATGGTAAAACCAAACTGAAGGTAGAAATCTTTCACTCTGCTCATGAATTTGGCGAGGTGTACCTTGTTGAAGAAACACACACAATCATCGCCATCATTAATGAACGTCATGTGAAAGCCAAGATCATCACGAAGCAGGTTCAGCATGAGCACCGATAGAGCAACATTGCCCAATGAAGTGTTCATATCGCCACTCATTCGACCACCCTCAGTGGTCCATGACAAGTGACAATCATGCGCCTGCAAAGTGCAAACATTTTTAAGTTGGCACTCCAACAACCTCCGCAGAGTTGAATCATTACCATACACTCCCAGGTATATGGAATGCTCAGCACGCAGCGCCGCCTCGCTAACATGCTGGTCAAACCGAGAAGCGTCCAACCCCACAGCAACTGCCCCACCGCCATGGTGCTCCATATGCTGTCTGATTACGTTTCCTCTCTCTGTGGAATTGGCACACTTCAAAACCGTTTTCAACACAGGATCAGAGATCAAATCCAATGCGTGGTAGACACTCTTCTCCAACGGTTTCAAGTACTGCGCCAAACGGATGTTGTACCGGGGGCTACGAGGGGAGATGATGCGGGCGGTTGGTATCCCGTCCACAACAAAGTGCTTTTCTGGCTTGACGAAGCACCGAACACGGGCGTCCTTGCTCAAGCCAGCCAGTCCACTGACTCGTTTGGCCACATTGTGGTAAAACTTACGCTTGCACGCGTCCCATGTAAGGGCAACCTCCTCCAAAGGGAGGAGCGCGGGTCGGGGGCATAGCTTTACCACCTTGCGAACATACTTGTCCATCCCACCAAAGCTCAGTGGATTAGGTAACGGAGGGGCCAAAAGCTGATCACCTACAGGACGACCGAGCACGCGTTTGCAAATGGCATCTACCGCCACTGCACCGCCAGTCCCATGGGTTATGACCGATCTGCTTTCCTCAACGAAACCCACCCCTATTATGTGCCTAGGAGAGCGGCAAGTGGATGACCCCGCGCGTACTCGCAACGCACCGGCGGTGGGTAGCTTAGGCAGCAAATCACTGCAAACCTTAGCTAGGTCATCCTCCACCGCCGGCGTCTGCACGGGGCACCACTAACGATTGAGGCGGCGCGAAAACGCACCGCCTCTCGTGTGGGTCAGAGCATCCCTAAG